ATATCTTAACTTAAACCAATATCGTAATTGGCACTACCAAACATCTAATAAACTTAAAATATTGTTCAAGGAGGAAGTCAGGGGTAACCTTGACTTTTCTTTTTTGCATAAAGTAGAGATAGTATATACCTACTTTGCGCCTGATAAAAGGAAAAGAGATTTAATGAATGTAATAGCTGTGGTGGATAAGTTCTTCCAAGATGCTCTTACTGAGGAAGGTTGTATAGAAACTGACGATACAGATACAGTAATAAAGATTACTTCTATTTACGGAGGTGTTGATAAAAACAACCCTAGATTAGAAGCCGTCATAAAACACCACCAATATAAACATTAATATGTACGTTACATTATTCCCTATTTACGGACTGGCTTTTGGCATTAATTATTGGGATACCGATATGAAGTCAGAAGAAGAGGCCCATCCAGAAGATTTATCAACAGAATACCTTATACAGATATTTATAGGGATATTCGGAATATCAATACACTGGTGGAACGATTAATAGATAAACTCGCAGATAAGCACAAAGACTGGATTCGTATGGCTAAGTCATTCGGATGTAGTGATGACGATGCTAATGAATTGGTTCAGCAAATGTATGTTCGCTTAACTAAATATGTAGATGACCCAAAAAGGATTATGTATGATAAAGAAAGCCTAAACACTTACTATGTCTATATAACTCTTAGGAATCTATATTTAACCAACTTTCACAAGAATAAAATATATTACCCTTTAAGTGATAGAATAACATCCCTCTATGACCCTAGTAATATTGAAAAAGAAGAGGCTTACGAAAAAGTAATAACAGCTATAGAAAGCGAAGTTTTTAACTGGTACTGGTATGATAGGAAACTTTGGGATATACATTTTAAAGAACAAAGAAGTATGAGGAACATATCTTCTTTAACAAAAATAAGTTTAAGTTCAATATTCAACACCTTAAAAAACTGTAAGAATAAAATAAGAGATAAATTCTATGAGGATGTTGAAGACCTAAAAAACGGAGATTATGACAGAATTTAAAGGCGATAAGCGCACAAAAGAGTACAAGGCTTGGAAGGCTAAATACGAAAAAGAAAGCAAAGGTGTTGGTGATAGTATTGAGAAAATAACTACCGCCACTGGCATCAAGAAGGCTGTTAAATGGATTGCTGGCGAAGACTGCGGATGCGATGAAAGGAAGGTTGTTTTGAATCGAATATTTCCTTATGAGAAGCCAGAGTGTTTAACAGAGGAGGAGTACAATTTCCTATCTGATTGGTTTTCTGAAAGAAGGAATAACGTATCTTCCACTCAGCAAAAAGCCCTTTTAAATATATACAACAGGGTGTTTAAGCAAAATGCAAAATCAACGAGCTGTGGGAAATGCTTCCTTAATGGGGTGCTGAAGAAGTTAGAAAAAATATATTTGAAACACAAATGAAATATTGGAAAGAAGCTGACTTATTTGAATACCTAAAGAACGGTGAGTACCCCGATCTTATTGACTCTAATTATAGATTCAGCAAGTGGGATTGCTTCTCTAAATCTAGGAATCATAGAATAGAGTTGAAGTGTAGGAGGACTCACTACGACACATTGATAATCGAATACCCAAAATATTCATCATTAATGAAGTGGTCATCTTATACAATGGAGCTACCTATATACATATGTTCTACTCCAGAGGGTGTGTTTAGGTATAACCTTAAGCAAGTTAATCCAAAGTGGGAGAAACAAATGTTAAGAAAGACCACTGAATTTTATAATAACAATTGGGTGGAAAAGAAAGTTGGATTCCTGCCTATATCAAAAGCGGACAAAATATGAGCGATTCGGTAACAAAATATTTCGAGAATGCAGATACGACAATACCTTCTATAAAAACGGATGGTGTTGTGAATGATGTTGTGTATAAATACAAGGAAAGAAGCTCTAAAGGTATAGAGCATTACGGCACAACATTAGAAGACTCTAAAGAGGACACCGTAGCCTTCCTAACCCACCTACAGGAGGAAATGATGGATGGTACGCTATATATTGAGAAACTATTAAAACTATTAAGAAATGCCAATTAAAATGCAACCTAAGAAGTACGAAAAGAAGAAGGACTTCAATTCAAGATGTATGAACAACGCTAAGATGATTAGTGAGTTCAAAGACAGGGATCAGAGATTCGCTGTGTGTCAAGGTATTTGGAAAGATAACTTTGACCCTAAAAAATAATTTGTCAGTTCCAAATTTTTTCCTACATTTGTTTAAAAGGAAAACATTATGAAACATTTACGAACACTTTTAAAAATACCTAAATTGGCAATTGCGCTTACACTGCTTTTGTTTTTTTATTTAGTAGAGACAATCCTAATGATTGTTTATGTGGTTATAGAATACCCACTGTCTTTTATGCTCAACAAGGTTGAAGCTGTCATCAAGTACTTAGTTAAAAACATTTGATATGGGAAAGACTAAAGAACTTTTTGAAGAGCTTAACTATCAACATATATTAGGTGAAGAACATAGGGCCTATATACATTGGATGGAGCAAGAGCAGTATTATAGGTATCAGCCTAGCTCAGAACGAAAAAATAAAGAATGATATTTACACTAGACGGAAAGGCTTGGAGGGAAGAGGAACTTCTTGATAAGATGAAAAGCGATGAATTTTATTACGGCTATATGGGCCAAAATAGTTTGTCATCATCCTCTATAAAACTACTGGCTAAGAAACCCCTGAAGTATTTGAATAGTATTGGCGGTGAAAGCGAATACAATTCAGCCTTTGACTTTGGTTCATTATTTCATTGGTATGTATTAGAGCCTGACGTCTACGCTAAGCAACATTTTGTTGATGTGCCAAAAAGAATGGGTAAGGTTTGGAAGTCTGCAAATGAAGAGTACGGAAGGGTTTTTCTTCAAAGTGATAAAGAGAAGGTTGAAGCCATTGCAGACTCCTTCCTTTCCTGTTCTAAAATAGATCACATACTGCAACATAGCAGACCTGAAGTTCCTGCTGTTGGAAACATCGGAGGCTATTGCTTTAGAGCTAAGGCAGACATATTAGGCGATGGATATATTGCCGATTTAAAGACTTGCCAAAATATAAGGTGGTTTAAAAACGATGCTTGGAAGTTTGGCTATTCGGCTCAAGTATATATTTACTGTGAGTTATTTGGAATAGATTACACTAATTGGGTTTTTATAGCTGTAGATAAACTAAGCGGAGACTTTGGCTTTTACACCATATCTGAAGAGTTTTATCTAAACGGTAAAGGAATAGTAGAACAGGGTATTGAGAACTACAAGAGGATAGAAGCTGGTGATATAGATTTCGAGCCAACTTATATAGAGGATGTAATATGATTTATACCAGCAAAGAAGAGTGTTACAGTGATATACTTTTATCACTTACTACAGGACTAATCCTAGAAGAAGACCTCGGCACTTTGAGAATGTATTATGAAGATATAGAACATTACGAATGCTGTCAAGGGATAGCAGAAGCATACAGAGATTATAAAAAGTTAAATTATGTTAGACAAGGAGATTAGAATTAGGGTAGAGAACTACCTAGAGATAGATTTAAACAAGAGAAACGAGAACGGAAGTCATAGTCGTAAAAGAGAATACGTCTACGCTAGGGCCTTATATTATGGGTTATGTAGAGAGTTGACTCCATTACCACTAAACAAGATAGGTGCTACTTTGGATCAGGATCACGCTACCGTTCTTCACAATATCAAAAACACATACAAGAACTTATTCTTTTGGAACGAAAAGAAGTACATAGATGTGTATAAGGATATTGTCAATGAAATGAAGCCTATAAAGGCTAGATTGAAAAAGGAGAAGCAGGAGGCTATGGATTACCTTAGACTACTAGAGGAGAACCAATCCCTCCGAACTTTACTGGATTCAGCCTTATCTGAATTGAATAATGAAGAGAACTATATACAAAAGTATATAATGGCGAAGACCCAGCTTAACTACATTAAGGGCGTTGTCAAGAAAAAACAGAGCCTTTCTAGTGTAGAGAATTTTATAAAGGAACTAGAAAAAATATAAATTATAAGTATGTTTTATTTGATTGGAGGTCTCATCCTCATTCTTATGTTGATGTTTGAATAATATGGCAGAAGATAAAAAGAAGCCTGATGGCAGAAGAAATAACGGAGCAGTCAAGGGCGTGTCCAGAGGACAGGGTAGGCCCAGAAAGATTGCCGACAAAGATATGACTAGGCTAACGCTCTCGGCACTAAAGAAGGTATTCGGCAGTGAAGAGAAGATGTGGATCGAGGTAGCTAAGTTAGCTAAAGACGGTTCTGCAAAGCATTGGGATTATCTTATGAATTATAGATACGGTAAACCAAAGGAGATGCAACAGATAGATATAAATACAAAAGTCAACATACCTGTGATTGACTTTGCTCAACCTAAAACAATAGATATAACACCAGAGAATGAAAGAATCGACGTTAATAGAAATGAAGAAAAAGATAGAACGACTGGAGACAGTAGTAGTTCTATGCCTAGAAAAGATTGAGAGATTAGAGCGTTTAATCACTGAATTAAAACCAGAGGAAGATGAAAACACACAACAAGATTAGTTTTGGAGGATATGAAGTATTAGCCAAAGAAAGGGGTTACCGAGTAACGAAAGAAGGTGAATTGTTAAACCCAAAAGGAAAACCTGTAGGTTCACTACACCGAACTGGATATCATAGATTTGGGTTAAAAGTAGATGGTAGGAAATGTGTTGTTCAAACTCATAGGCTACAGGCTTACCAAAAATACGGTGATGCTATATATTCTAAAGGAATAGTAGTTCGTCATTTAAATAGTGATAAAACCAATAACTCTATAGACAACATAGCTATAGGGACTAATAGGGATAACATTATGGATATACCTAAAGAGCAAAGATTGGCTAGTGCTATCAAAGCGACCAAAGAGATAATAAAATATAATCCAGAAGAGGTTATTGCATTTCACAATAACAACGGGAGGTCTTATAAGAAAACTATGGAAGAGTTCAATATTCCTTCTAGGGGTTCTCTACACTACGTTTTAAATAAAAGAAAAATAGTTAATGGACAGCATACAGCTACACCCTAAATATCAATCCCTTTTTAATAGCGACAGTAGGTACTTTGTAATTACTGGTGGTCGAGGTTCTGGTAAATCATTCGCTGTGACAGTATTTCTAAATCTGCTAACATACGAGCAGAGTAATGGGGTACTGTTTACTCGTTATACAATGTCTTCTGCATCTATGTCTATTATACCAGAGTTCTTAGAAAAGATAGAACTAATGGGTGCGCAGGATATGTTTGAGGTTACTAAGTATGATATAAAGAATAGGCATACTGGTAGTTTTATATTCTTCTCTGGTATTAAGACTGCCTCTGGAGATCAGACCGCTAAACTTAAATCTATTAGTGGTATCAATACCTTTGTACTAGACGAAGCAGAAGAGCTTATAGATGAAGAGAGCTTTGATAAGATTGACTATTCTATACGGTCTAAAGATGCTAGAAATAGGGTGCTGTTAATTCTAAACCCTACCACTAAGGAGCATTGGATATACCAGAGGTTCTTCCAGAATAGAGGCATTCCAGATGGATTCAATGGCACTAAAGATAATGTTACCTACATTCATACGGACTACAGGGATAACATTGAGAATCTATCGGAGTCTTTTATAAAGCAAGTTGAGGATATGAAGATTCGTAGGCCAGATAAATATAAGCATCAAATATTGGGTGGATGGCTACAGAAGGCAGAGGGAGTTGTCTTTACTGATTGGCAAATGGGTAGATTCAATGACGAGATGCAAATGACCTGCTTTGGATTAGATATTGGATTCAGTAGGGATGAGAGTGTACTTACTAAGGTTTCTATAGATAAAATCAGAAAGATCATCTGGGTAAAAGAGATGTTCTATAAGAAGGGCCTAGTAACCTCAAACATATATGATTTATGCCAAAGACACGCAGGAAAGCAGTTAATTGTATGCGACAGCAGTGAGCCGAGACTTATTGCCGAGTTAAATTCAAGGGGTTTAAATGTAACACCCACTGTTAAAAAGAAGGGATCAATTCTAGCAGGTATCGCCCTTATGCAGGACTATAATATAAATCTAGACGGTGAAAATCTAGTCAAAGAGTTCAATAATTATGTTTGGGATGTGAGGGGTGTAAAGCCTAGAGATGCTTATAATCACGGGGTTGACTCGATGAGGTATGCAATCGAATACCTTCTTTTAAGAACAAATCCAAAAGGAATGTATGTTATTAGATAATTTTTTTATATATTAGCTGTATAATTGTTTTTTTCATATAGTATATTAGATTAAAATTTGGTTGATTTGATCCCTTAGTATAAACTACTAGGGGATTTTTTCTGTATAATATTTGTCAGTTGGAAAATAATTTGTATATTGCACCAAGTTTAACACTAAAAAGGAAATATTATGAAAGTAAATGACATCCTCTACACTAGCGGAGGTTACGAACAAACCAACGTAAACTTCTACAAAGTAGTAAGAAGAACTAAGGCATCAATCGAGCTTATGCAAATTGGTAAATCTGAAACAGGTAAGACTGAATGTAATGGGCATTGGGTTGAGGTTATGCCTAATGAAAATGTATCTAGCCGCAATGTTTTTATGCGTAGATACAAAGACGGACAGACCTACGTTAAGGTGCATAATTATTATGGTGGTATGGCATCTCTTTGGAATGGTAAGCCTCAACTAGAGACTAATAAATTATTCGGACATTAAAAAGGAAATATTATGGAAAAACTTATCTTTGAAATTATCGACAGCCTAGTATCAACTGGCAAAATCTTTTCAGCTAACTTTACTAAAGCTGACGGAACTGAACGAACAATGTCCTGCCGAGTAGGAGTACAGAAAGACCTAAAGGGCGTAGGACTGCAATACGATAGACGTAAGGCACACAATCTAATTGTATGGGATATGAATGCCAAAGGCTATAGAACAATCAAAACAGACCGCTTAAACTGGATTCAGATAGAAGGCGAGAAGTATGAATTTACAGAAATATAAATATGAGAAAGTACATAAACGATGAAGGGGATAATACCTATGCGATATTGTTCACCCAAAGAGAACTAAACTTAATATCCAGCTTAGTAACAATACATATAAAAAGACTGGAAGGGTTAATAGAAGAACAGCCCTCAAAACTACCCACACATAAAGAGTGGATGTATAACCTAGAAGATAAATTAGAGGATTTATGAAACAAACAGAAGAAAATGAAACGGTGTATTATAATATACCCGAAACAGACATTAGATTAGAAAGGGATCTATCAACTGGTAAAGCAACATACTGTGCTAACTTTGATAATTGTATACCTGATGAGGAAGATTTTTACTATATGAGGTACCGTTATCTAGGAGATTATACTGAAGACTATAGACGTGTAATTAATGAAATTCAACACTATATGGAATGGTTTATTGGTTATTCTATAAGCATAAGTGATTTTGATGAAATAAGAGAGTCTTATATAAAATCATTAAACACTGGATTATTTGAGGATAAATTTATGAATCAAACTGTATTAAATTTACCTGTAGATTCAATATTCTGACCACTTAATTCAATACCCCTATGAATTTAATACCCTAGCAATTCAATACCCCCCTTTGTCAATTCAATAGGGGGTTTTTCTTTTGTATATGTTATGCGTGCATAGTATTTTTATTTTGCCTTATTCAGCGAAAAAATGCCTTTTGTTACTGTCCTTAATATGTATAAAGCGCTTATTTAGAATCGTTTTAAATTATGCTAAATTTCGCATTTTATTGCTTTTTATATTGTCAGGTGGAAAAACTTACCTATATTTGTTTCAATGTTTAACTAATTAAAAACAATATGAAAACAACAAAAACAACAAACGACAAACTTTTTACAACCGCTCAGGTGGTGCAATTTCTAATCTTGGCCGCTTCCTTTATTTATTTTTTTGGCCATCTATTAATCCACTTAAACGCATAAAAATGAAAAATCTATTAACTCAAAATAGCAAACTAAAAAAGACGTCAAAGGAACTCAATAAAAGAGTATTTAATTTTGGGATAACGGCTTATAAAAGTATAACGGGTAAAATTATATGCCCGTTTGCAAAAGACTGTGTTAAGTACTGTTATGCGCAAAAAGGCGCGTATAGTTGGAGCAACGTCAAACCCGCTTTCGAAAGACGCTACGAGCTAACAAAAACGCTTTCTTTTGTGCCTTTAATGATAGACGAAATAAAAAAGAAGAAAGCCGATTTTATACGAATCCACGATAGTGGCGACTTTTACTCGCCTTTATATGTTCAAAAGTGGATAAGCATTGCGGAAGCATTGCCGAACGTAAATTTTTACGCCTATACCAAAAGCCACGATTTTTTCAGGGGCTTAGATCTACCCGATAATTTAGACATAATATTTAGTGAGGGATCTAAATTGGATAAAAAACTGAATAAAGACACAGAAAGACACGCTTCAATATTTAACAGCAAAGAAGAGTTAAAAAAAGCGGGTTATGTTGATGCGTCTAAACTTGATTTATATGCTACAAAGTTTTTTAGTAAGAATCACAAAATTGGCTTAATATATCACTAATAAATAAAAATCAATATGGAATTAAGACATAGAAAAGCAGTTATTCAGTTTTATATAGAAATAAGAGTAAAACAAA